AAAGATGAGTGAGAAATCACAAGATTTATTTGATGAACTTTTTGGAGATAAGTAATGTTTTTAGAAATAGGTCTTGTATTTATGGTCATTTTATTCGTAGCTTCCTGTTATGTAATATGGAATTTAAATACGAAGTTAGAAGCATTAGAAGATTGGATAACAAATTTCATGAACATAATAGATAAAGTACAATCGGAGCTTACACTAATAGACCACAGAGGTTCATTTGAGTCAGACGATGAAACAGGTGCAATCTTCGAACAAATTAAAACAACAGTAAGTCAATTAAACAGATTCAAAGGAGAAGAACAATAATGGCAACAGCAGTTACATCAAGTATCGCAACTAAGAAACCAAAACCAGTAATTAAGAAAACTCGTAAAAGAAAGAAGAAAGGTAAAAACTATTATTTTAATATAGGAACTGAAAAAGCTATAATCCGTTACAACAAAACGGATGATGCTGGATTAAAGAATATAATCTATAACGAACATATTCACAAAGCTTTCGATAAGTTAGCTGAGAATATAATTCATACATTTAAGTTTTACTACTTTGATGTTTCATCGGTAGAGGTAAAACATGAGGTAGTTTCATTTATGGTTATGAATATGCACAAGTTCAAAGAAGGTAAGGGTAAAGCGTTCTCCTACTTTAGTATTGTAGCTAAAAACTATCTTATACTCCACAACAATAAGAACTATAAGATGGGTAAGATACACTCTCAGATGGATGTATTGGACTATAAAAGAAATCTTATGGGTGAGAGTACAACGACAGAAACTGCTGAAAAGTCTGTTTTGTTTGTTGATGAACTACATAGGTTTTGGGATACTAACTTATCTAACATCTTTCGTAGAGATAAAGATATTAGGGTTGCTGATTCTGTATTACATATCTTTCGTATAAAAGAGAATATAGAAAACTTTAATAAGAAGGCTCTCTACATTCTTATTCGTGAGATGACGGGTTCTAACACTCAACATATAACTCGTATAATTAATGTTATGAAAAAATATAACAAAAGGTTACAGTATGAGTTTGATAGATACGGGACTGTTGATGTTAGCCACACCGGCTCGATAGTCAACGAATAAACAAAAAAGGGAGTTTTTACTCCCTTTTTTTGTGCCTTACAATATTTTTATTAAAATTTCAAAGTTGAATATTTATATATAACAACAATTCCAATAAATATCAATGAGGTACAATATGGCTAATGATTATGAAATATTTGAGGGTAAATCCTTGTCGGGTTTATTTCAAGATATTTACGAAAATACAAAAACAAATAAGACTCAATTAGAAGTTCTTATGAAAGAGGTTGTTGGTTTTATAAAAGATGGTGATACTGCTGTACAGATTATCCCCATGTTGAAAGAATATTTAGAAATCAACGTTAAAAATGATGACCAATTAGTGAAGGTAGCTGCTATCGTACAGCGTATAATAGCCGCTGAAAGTAAGGGTGGTTCTGAAGAAGAGTTCGGTTTATCTGAAGCTGAAAAAGAACAACTTATGGGAGCAATAGAAGATGCTGCTACAGACTTACAAAGTCATTCAGACGAAATAACAGATGACATTAAGAGGGTTGAAAATTAATGCCTTTTTTTAAAAGTAGAAAAAATAAAAACAGAAGAACAGATGGAACAGGATTCTTAACTTATGCAGATGCTTATCAATTAATAAAAGAAAACATTGATGAGGCTGTAGAGTTTTATGAATTAGAACCTGCTATTGTAACTCAAGTTTTACTAAACCCATCAGACTTTCCAAGAAAAAGTACGCCTGATGGTAATGGTAAAATGCCTGATTATTCTTTTTTAGGAACTGTTAGAGCAAGGTTTGTAGAAAGTCAAGATACTGGTGATGAGATTGACGATTACATAAAACCACTTTCCCCTCACATGGTAGCATATCCTTTAATCGGTGAGGTTGTAAATATAGCTAAACATGGCAATCAGATGTACTACTACCAACCTTTGAATATGAGAAACCATGTAAATATGAACGTAGCCAATAACGTTCCTACAGACCCAAAGGTTACAGCACAAACCACAGAACACAATAGGAATCTACTAAGTGAATATGGTGATGTGGTTATAAATGGTAGATTTGGTAATGGTATAAAGTTTGGTAGCGATCCGTTCTATCAGTATCCCGACATAAAAATTACGAATAGACAATCTGTTCCACCACAAAAAATACAAGATGAACATTATCCCCATTTACAAAATATAAATGCAGATGGTTCTTCTATATTTATCACATCAGGTCCAGCAAGAGAAGTAGATGCTTTGATACCAGCTGCTTTCAATCTAACAACACCTGAAGTATTAGATGGTGATATGATTACACTTAATTCTGATAGATTAGTTTTTAATTCTAAAAAGACAGACATACATATGTTTGCTAAAAGAAATCTAAACTTATCAGCTAATGAAGAAATAAATTTAGAATTAGGTTTAAATGCTTTTGGTGGTAGAATATCATTGGGTGATGCTGAATCTACTAATCCTATGGTGTTGGGGAATCAATTAGAAGATTTATTTGAGAAACTATTTTCATCACTACAGAGTTTTTCCAACTCGACATCAGCAGCTACAGGAGTAGCTGAAATAGCAGATGCAGGTGAAGTACTAAAAAAAGATATTGAAGACATATCTACAAATATTTTACCAAAGATACTAAGCGATACAGTCTATATAACAGAAAATCAATCTAATGAAGTTACTTCCATAAATGAGGTGGAAGGTGATGTACAACCAATAGTTCAGGTTGCAGGAGTGAGAGGATAACTATGAGCGCTTTATCAGATAGAATTAAGAAAACCATCAAATCTGTATTTGATTTGCCTAAAAAAGAAATAGAAGCTAAGATAGACTCAATCGTAAATGCTACAAGACAAGGACAATCACAAGGACAACAGATTAAAGACATACTGGCTACAATAGAGGATGTGGAATCTAAAGTAGAAACAATACAAGGTTTAATAAAAAGTGCTAATTCAGTTATAACAACTTTGAATGCTGCTTCTAAAGTCGCAGAAGTTGGTGAGAAAGCAGCTGCTACAGCATCAGCACTTAATCCAGCTGCTGCTGCTACAGCATTAGTTCAGAGAACTATAAGAGAAAAGGTTGAACAAGAAATTGAAGAAGGTAAAAATGCATTAAATGTAACACCAAACCTAATACAAAATTTTAAAAAGTTTATAGAAGAAACAAAAACAAAATTAAAAAAAGTAAAAGCAGAACAAGAAAAAAAGAAAGCTTTACGTGAGCAAAGAATGAGAAAATTAAATTCTTAATATTTATATGTAAATAGGAGTTATCATGTCAAATACTAAAAAAATCATAGGTTTAATTAGAGAAATAGTTAAACAAGAGGTACAAAAAGAGGTAAGAAAGATACTTATTAGTGAAGGAGCTAAGGCTATATCTAATAATGTGAATGATGTGCCTGAAGTAATACCAAAGCCTGTTCCTCAAAAGTCTAAGCCTGAAGAAGTAAGTTATACTAAAAACCCAACGTTAAATAAAATACTAAATGAAACCGCTCGTGGAGATGAGTTCGAAGAGTATCCAACAATGGGTAATAAAACTTTTGATAGTACAAAAATGGCTGAGGCTATGGGTTATGGTGGAATAGCAGGTAGTGCTGAAGATAAGAGAAAGATGGGAGCTATGCAAACTGCACAAGCAGCTGGTGCTGATACATCAAATAAAGCAGTACAAGATGTGATGCAAGATTTAACAAAAGATTACAGAGGTGTGATGAACGCATTAAAAAAGAAGGATGGTAAATTGTAATGGGTGTAATTGAAAACGACTTAAATGAAGATACTTTTATTGGTTTAGAGTTACCTTTAACTCATACACCAGATGGATACTTTAAGAGAACCAAAACAGCTTTAGAGCAAGCTAGGTCTAATATAAAGAATCTTCTATTGACTAATAAAGGAGAGAGGTTAGGTAATCCTACATTTGGAACTAATCTTTTATCTTTAGTTTTCTCACAAGAAAATACAGACCTTGAAGCTAGAGTCGAAGAAGAGATTAGAGCTGCTATGAGTGAATTTTTACCATTTATAAATATTGTAAGTATTGAAACCAATTTTTCAGATGAAAATATGTCTACTGCTATTGTCAATTTAAGATTTACTCTTAATGTCGATGTTACCTCTGAAGAAAATTTAACTTTAGATTTTTCAAATTACAATATTGGTTAACAGGAGAAAGTAAATGCCATATTCAGTAACAAAGAAATCAGTAAAAGAAGTTAGGTATCTAAACAAAGATTTTACATCTTTCAAAGATAACCTAATAGAATTTACTAAGATATACTTTCCAAATCAATATAATGATTTTAATGAAGCATCGCCGGGTATGATGTTTATTGAGATGGCTTCATATGTTGGTGATGTACTTTCATACTATGTGGATAATCAATTTAAAGAAAGTCTACTAGCATTTGCTGAAGAAAAGAGAACAGTATACAATATGGCTCAGTCTTTAGGATATAAACCAAAATTATCTTCAGCTTCCACAACTGATATCGATGTGTTCCAAACAGTACCAGCAACGGGAACAGGAACAGGAGCTAGTTACACCACTAAACCTGATTTGAATTACGCTATGAGTCTAAAGGCTGGAATGGAAATACAATCAGATACAGGAGTGTCTTTTATAACAACAGAAGATTGTAACTTTAAATTTTCAAGTTCTTATGACCCGATGACTATTACAGTTTACGAAAGTTCTAATAATATACCAGTTACTTACTTATTGAAAAAAGGTGTAAGATCTTCAAGTGGGGCTGTTGTAACAGAGTTCTTTACTTTTAATGCAGCTGAAAAATATAAGAGGATAGCTTTAGCAAATCAAAATGTTTTAGAAATAATTTCTTGTAAAGATAGTGATGGTAACGATTGGTATGAAGTTCCTTTTTTAGCTCAAGATACAGTATTTACAGATATGGAAAATACATCTAAGAATGATGACCAACTATACACTTATGCTGACCAAGCTCCTTATCTACTAAAACTTTTAAAAACATCAAGAAGATTTACAACTTTTATTAGGGAAGACGGTAAAACGGAATTACGATTTGGTGCAGGAACATCAGATAGTCCTGATGAGGAAATCATTCCTAATCCAGATAGTGTTGGTTCTTCTTTACCAGGTTCACCAACATACCTAAATACAGCTTTCGATCCATCTAACTTTTTAGCAACAAAAGCATACGGACAAGCTCCATCTAACACACAATTAACTATCACTTATAGATATGGTGGAGGTGTTGGTAATAACGTAAGAGCTAATAGTATTAGAAGTATACAATCAGTTAATATAGAATTAGACGAAACAGGTTTGAATGCAGGTTTAGCACAGACAACTAAAAATTCTGTAGCTATAAATAATCCGTTACCTGCGGCTGGTGGAAGAAGTGCTGAAAGTATTGTCGAAGTAAAAAATAACGCACTAGCTTACTTTCAAACTCAACAAAGAGTGGTTACAAAAGAAGATTATATAACAAGAGTATATGCTTTACCGCCTAAGTTTGGTAATGTAGCTAAAGCGTATGTTGTACAAGATAGTCAATTAGATAGTAAATCAGGTGCTAATGCAGATGCTCGTATAGCAAATCCATTAGCTCTTAATATGTATCTATTAGGATTTGACGCGAACAAAAAATTGACAACAGTAAATCAAGCAGTAAAAGAAAATGTACAAACTTATCTAACTCAGTTTAGAATGGTAACTGATGCTGTAAACATAAAGAATGCTTTTGTAATTAATATCGGAATAAAATTTAATTTACTTACAAGAACCGGTTACAATAAGGAAGAAGTTGTTTTAAAAGCTATACAAAGAGTAAAAGACTACTTTAATGTTGATAACTGGCAAATCGGACAACCAATAGTTTTAGCCGATATAGCTTATCAATTATCATTAATTGATGGAGTATCAGCTGTTGTTCCTCCTGAAGAAGATAATCCTAATGGACACTCTGTATTAATTACTAATAAGTTTCAAGCAAGTAGTGGTTACTCAGGCAATGCTTATGATATCAATGGTGCTACAAGAGATGGAATTGTATATCCATCGTTAGACCCAAGTTGTTTTGAATTAAAATTTCCAAATACAGATATTGAAGGTAGAGTAGTTGGTAATACATCAGGAGGTAACTAATGCATTATTTTGTTTTTCCAGAAATAGATACGACAATTTATCAGGCAAGTGGTAGTAGTAACGCAGGTAGAGATGAAATTTTAGAGGTGCAAAAAGCAATGAGCCCCTCTGGTGGTAATGTTAAAGTTTCTCGTATTTTAATAAAATTTGATATTACTAAAATATCTTCTTTTATAAGTAGTGGTTTAATATCGTCTGATAGAAAATTTTATTTAAATCTTTACGATGCTGGTTCAGAAGCTCTAAAGGTAAGTCAATCTTTATTTGCTTATCCCGTAAGTCAAAGTTGGGTTGAAGGACAAGGAACTTTTAATGATACACCGGCCACGACAGAAGGTGCTAGTTGGCAATATAGAGATGGTCAAAACTTGAAAACTCCTTGGAGTGGTTCTGCTACAGAACTTATCGGTGGCGGTTGGCACGAAGAGGTTTACGCGTCACAATCTTTTAAATATGAAGATACTGATATGAGAATGGATGTAACACCGATAATGAATAAATGGTTGGATGGTACATATCCTAACAATGGTTTTATTGTGAAGAGAAGCGGTAGTTTTGAAAATATAAATACAAATGAAGACGAAGGTAGTTCAGAACATTTAGGTAACTTTAAATTCTTTTCAAGACAAACCAATACAATATATCCACCAAAATTAGAAGTTGAGTGGTTTGATACAAAGTGGAGTACAGGCTCATTGAGTGGTTTATCTTCTACTGAATTAGAAGACATGTCTATTTACATGAAAAATTTAAGACCTGAGTACAAAGAAAACTCTAAGATAAAATTTAGATTATGTGGTAGAGCTAAATATCCAACTAAATCTTTCTCAAACACATCGTCAGAGTACCTTACTCAAAAATATCTTCCAAGTGGTAGTGTAGAAAATATTGGTGGTGATGGTGTTTACTACTCAGTATTAGATGGACAAACAGACGATGTAATAGTACCATTTGGTTCAGGCTCTTTAGTAAGTTGTGACTCAACAGGAAACTATTTTAACTTATGGATGAACGGATTGCAAGCAGAGAGATATTACAGATTTTGTTTTAGGGTTGTAAGTGGTAGTAACACAACAGAGGAAACTATACAACATTTTGATGATGATTTTGAATTTAAAGTAGTGAGATAAAAAATGCCTTACACACAAGAGGAATTACAGAAGTTAGATTTTTACCAAAATCTAATCAATGAAGATGAACAACAATATCTACAGAAAAAAGCTGATTTAGAACTTCAAGCAGATATCTCAGGCTCTGCTAATAGAGGTGCTATTGTAAGAGATAAATCAAACACAATCCTTTTATTTGAAGACCCTTATCAAAATCAATTACAAGAGGATGAGTCTTCTAAAATAGTTTATGATTTAAAAGTAAAAAAATTAAAAACAGATGATTCTATAAACCAAATATTATCAAGAGAATTTAGAGAGTTATAATGGCTAGTAAATTAAACGAAAGAGATAAGGCACTTTTAGATGGTAATCTTTTTGATATCGTTGGTAATAAACCCTATGAAAATGGTAAATGGGGAACCAACGAAAAAGATTGTGTCTATTTAGAAATATTTGATACTAATGGAAATCTAATAGAATACAATACTTTATCTGTTTCACAATTTATTGTAAATTCATCAAATGATAATATAGAGTTTTATCCTGGCTCACATATAAGAGGATTGGGTTTTGAGAGCGGTACATTTAGGGTAAGATATAATTTTATCAGAAAATTAGCTGGTGATGAATCAGCAGTACTACTTCATACATTAGATAAAAATAATACTAAGATTGGTGATGTTTATACGAATACAGATAAACTTTATATAACAGAAGATGGTATAGTATACAACGTAACAGAACAAGAGTTCAAAGATAGTCCAGCTACTGCTGAACAACTAGCAGTAGAAGATTTGAAGTATCAAATAGATGAGATATCACCAAGTAGAACGGAAGTTAGACTAAAAGCTAAAAGAATAAACAGTTCTTACATAGATGATTTTATAAATATACAAACAAAAAATAAGTATGAAAGTGTTGTATCAAATATAAATTTTGTAGGTTCTAACAAATACGAATCTTTAGATTTAATTCTCACACCAGAAAATAATAGTTTTCGCTTTACTCAACAAATGGTAAATGGTACACTAACTTTACCGGATGTTTACAAAGTAGATGAAATAGAAAGTGCTGTTAGGTCAGAGGTAAATGTTGTAGAAAACGCTGCTCTTGAAAATCTAAGGTTAGATGAAAATGGAAACATAAATTTCTATGGTGACAGAAGAGGATGGGATCCTGAGTTACATCAAGATGCGGTAAGAGCAGAAGGTTGGGAAGTAGGTTTTAGAAGTAACACTCAATTTGGAAGTGGTGGAATTTGGGAAGGTACAGAGCATTTAGGTTATCACGCAAAGGTTGTACAAAAAGAAGGTATAGCTGGTGGTAACTGTATAAAGTTTACAGACAACAATGGTATATTCGAAGCTTCTCCGGAATGGCCTACAGGATACCCTCACAGATTACAACTTATTGGTCAGTATGGCTTACAAAAACTTAGTAGTTTAGGGGTAAAGGCGGGTGACTTTATTAATATCAAAATGGATATTAAGAGTACTGTGCCTGGAAAAGGAGTAAGTACTGCTATAGCTTATGCAGGTGAACTTTTAACAGAAGATAAGCCTGAAAATCCACCACAAGGATTTTTCGATCCTAATAATCCTGGTCCAACAGAAACAAAACCTGCTAATCCACCTGAAGGTTATCAAGCAAATACAGCAGCTGCGGCTAGTGAGGTAGAACCAAAACCTGGAGAGACTCTATCACAAATTTTAACGGATAATCCTGACTTAGTAGCTATTGGATTTGGAAAAGTTAGAAGACCTAACCTACCAATAATTCCGGCAGAAATAGGAGACACCACCGCGAATACAAACCTCGATGGAAAAGGAGCTTGGAAAATATTTAATATATTTGACGATGGTGATATAGTTTACACTTGGTCTCCAAACTTAACAGAAAATTTATTAGTTGGAACTTCAAGTACTGGAGGTGAGTGGGTTTGGAATGGTAACGCGTGGAATCCATCACCGGATGTTGCTGATAGTCCATTACCACCCGCAGGAGTTGTAAATAACCCTAACGCCGTAAATCATCACCCTTATGTAGTAAAAGATTCACCTGAGGAGTATGTTGGTAATTCATTTTATCCAAGACAAACATACAGAGGTCAGAACAGAGGATGGCAAACAGGTACATTCATGCATCAAGAAGAGGAAAGTATTGTAAGAGGTTCCAATAGTTCAGAATATAAAACTACAACTATGCTTGTTAAGGATGATTTAATTTGGTTTACGGATTTTACAAGAGGTAGTACGGATAATAAAGCTATAGTGGTTAAAGATTTTGATACTTTTTTTCCTAACATACGAAATGAGATAATTGATACCGAAACCAATAAATCTTTATACGATGATATATTCGAAAAAGGTTTTATACAATCTATAACCAGAGATGCTGACAAAGACTTTATAATATTTTACAACAACGGAGATACCAACGATGATGGCTCTGCGACTTCAAACTCTAATAAATGGTTTGCATTAGATAAAGATGGTGACAATTACAATATAAAAACGATAGATGATAAAAAAGTTTTACTTTTATCCGATATTAACAATGGACTAAACGACCTTGTTGCTTTAGAACCAAAAAGATTTGAGGTGTGTTATGGTAATCCAACAAATAATCCAGGTGATTTTCCTGATGGTTTTCTTTTTTCTTTCTTCACATCAGACCAAGTTTTTATAAGCACCAAAGATAAGTCTGAAGATTTAACTCCTTTAGCATTCGATAGAACTGATACATATGGACAGAATGGTCGTTACTTTAAAGGTTTAGGACCGAACCTTTTTCCTCATGTAATGATTGGACAAGGTGGAGAACATAGTGGTGGTAGGACAGAATCATTTTTAGCTATAACTCAAGATTCTGGTGAGTTTGTTAGAGTTTACAAAACTACAGGAACAGAAGGATCATCCTTTGATGATATTCAAGAATATTTTTACGATTGTGGTGTGGTTGGTACTGATGGAGATCCTTTAAGTTATGGTGTTAGAAATTCAGGTGCTGAAAATTATGGTAGGTTGAATGAAGATGGTACTATTACTACATTTAGTCTTAATAACGATAATCCTTTTCTCGATATTTTATACGACAACGGAACAGCTATATTTGATTTTGAAATAAATCCTCGACAGATAGGTGTTGAGAGTGAAGAACGTTTGTGGAAATGGAATGGTTATGAATGGGTTGATAATGGATTGATGCCCCCAAGATATGATTATCAAGAAACAGGAAGAATTACTGTAGCACCATCAGAAGCTGGTGTATGGGAAACAATAGAGGTTAGTACTATAATACCTGCTGATTGGACAGTTGACCAATCTTGGAACTTTTGGTTATATGGAAATGGAAGACAACTTGAAGGTGATGAAAGACAACAAGGAATAGTATGGGTTGATAATGTATTTATAGATTTTACATACACAGACCAATCGGAAACGAGAGATGTATTGAGACCTTATCAAGCTCAAATTCAATCTGTTAGTGCTGATGGATTGGCAATTCAAGTAGATAAAAATTACACAGAGATAGCTATACAAGAAGGACAGCAAGATATAAACGAAACTGTAGATGGTTTCCAACCGCCTGAATTACCAGAATCATTTGATAATTTCTTTGTAACTTATTTTAATTTAAATCCTAAAGATTTAAGAACATATTTAAAGTTTGATAATCAAATGTTACTAACAACAAATTTTAAACAAGATGTCATATCCGTAACAGAGTATCCAAACTCGGTGGTTTATAAAATGTATGAACCTTTACCAGCAGAGTATCAAAAGTTAGACGAATGTATAGTAGTTAAAGAAATGACAGAACCTTTAGAAGAAACAATAAACATTGTAGATTTTATACCTGAAGAAGAACCAAGATTAGTGTTAAAAACACCTGATTTGAAAAATGTAGAAAGTCCTATACAAGTTAGGTCGTCTAATTACAAATCTGAAACTGAAATCTTAACAGCAGACACTAATGTATCGAGTGAGTTAAGAAATGAATTTTTAAGTCAAAGTTTAGATAGTGTAGAAATAAATACAGATTATTCTCGTTATGAAAACTTTGTTAACTTTAGCTCTATAGAAAAAAGACTTAGAAATTTTAAAACGAAATTAGAAAATATAGATAGTTACAAAGTAAGTAGCGCTTCTTATGTTGGCGTAAGTGGTTCAGCATCTGATTTAAAAATATATCATAATAAGATACAAGAAACTAAGAATACTTTAGATAGTTTTGAGAGCTACATGTACTTTGAAAGTTCATCATATCAAAGTGGTTCTTTAGGAGTGTTTTACGATAATGCTTGGCCTAAAACAAGCGGAGATGGCTCATCTTTAAATCCATATGTTTTAGCAGAAACAAACTCTGCAAAAGCTAGGTCTTGGTTTAACAATGCTATAACATCAGCTTCATTGTATGATAATGAAAACAACAACAAATTAAGTAGTATACTTCCTGAATTTATAAAATTTGATAGTAGTAATCAAGAATACTTAACCTTTACAGATATGATTGGTCAACACTTTGATGGTATATGGGAGTATATAAATGCTTTATCAGACACATACGACAGAAGAGATAAATTAGACGAAGGTTTATCAAAAGAATTACTTTACAACGTAGCAAAATCTTTAGGTTGGAATTTAAGTGATGGTAAAGATTTAATAGATTTGCCAAGATACGCTTTAGGTAAAGAAGTAAGTGGCTCAACTTTTTCTGATTATTCTGTAATACCTGAAAGAGATATAAGTAGAGAGATATGGAGCAGGATAGTAAACAACATGCCTTTCTTCTTAAAGAACAAGGGTACTGTTAGGGCTCTAAAAGGATTGATAAATATCTATGGTATACCATCTACTATATTAAGAGTTAAGGAGTATGGTGGGCCTAATGTTCCTGATAATAAAAATCCACAATTTGAGATAACAAGAAAGTTTACCAAAGCATTAGACTTTAGAGGTGGACAATCGGTTAAGACTGCTTGGACTAATGATGGTTCTACAGGTAGAAAGCCGGATACTATAGAATTTAGGTTTAGAGCAGCTACTGGTTCTAATCAAATACTTGTGGAAAAACAAGATAGTAACAATCAAGACTTTTTTATTAGAATTAAAGACAATGGTTCTTCAGACAACTATGGCTGTGTTTCTTTTATGATGTCTGGTTCAAAGGTTGGTATTGACCAAGGAGAGTATAAAGAAATAACTTCATCTGCTTTACCTGTATACGATGGGGATTTCTATTCTGTTATGGTTGCTAGAACTTCTGGTAGTGATGATACTGCTATATCACAATCATATCAACTAAACGTTGGTAAATATGATGCTAGTAGAAGTAAGATACATCTTTACAGCACATCTACTATGGATGTTACACAAGCTGCTTCGTCTTCGTTTAGTAATGCTTGGACAGGCAGTGGTGACCTTTACATTGGTGGTAGTGGTAGTGCGGCTAATGTGGGAGTTCAGTTTAGTGGTTCTATTATGGAGTATCGTCAATGGACAGAAACATTAAATACATCTTCATTTAAAAATCACATAGCTAATCCAAAAGCGTATGATGGTAATAGTGTTTCTTCATCATACGAAAACTTAGTGTTGAGATATTCATTTGATGACAATAAAAATTTAACTTCCGATACAGAAGGTATTAGAGATGTTAGTTCAAATCAAACAACAACATTATCAGGTTCTCACGCAGGATTTACAGGAAACTTTTTTAGAAGTGTAGTTGATGAACAGAAAACTCACATACCAAGTATTGGTGCTCTAAGAAGAAGTACTAATAAAGTTAGAATAGAAAGTAATCCGATAGTAAACGACCAAGCTTTAAATCCAGATAGAAGGGTTACAAATAGTTCTTACGATACAGCGCCAACCGATTCTAATAAAGTAGGTATATTTTTTGCTCCTACCGATGTTATAAATAATGATATAATCAATTCGGTTGGGGATTTGAACTTTGAAAACTTTTTAGGTGACCCGAGAGATAAAACGGAGTTAAGCTATAGAGGATTGAATTATGTAGCTGATAACTATTGGAAAAAGTATACAGCACCAAATAACTTTTGGGATTATATGAGATTGATAAAATATTATGACCAATCTTTATACCCACAGTTAAGAAAACTAATACCTGCTAGAGCAAAGCCAGATATTGGTTTATTGATAGAACCTAATATTTTTGAGAGACCAAAGGTAGTAGTTGGTAAAAAACCGACTGCTGAAAATAAATTTTATAGTGCTTCTATAGATGTTTCTAAAGAAGTATTAGTTATAACAGGTTCTTACAATCATGGTTCTCTTGTAACAAGTTATGAAGCATACGATGGAAAAATAAACATCTATAGTTATGAGACTGGTTCTTCTGTTGTTTCTTCAAGTGGTGCTAATCTACTAAAAGAAGCTAGTGGTTCTGAAGTAAGAGACTCTTTTATAGATAGAAGTATTTGGCAAAGATTGGGTGAAGGTGATTACTCGAATGTTACGATGTCATTTGGTGATACTCTTAATGGTGTTAAAGGTGGACAACAAGATATTATTAGTGGTTCAAGAATTTACAGAGTCAATCAAAAGACTAATAACTTCTACACTTCATCAGCTGATGCTCTAATAGAAAATGCAAACTCATCTTCTTTTGAAAATACGGATTTAGATAACTTTAGTCACCTATTTCAAGGACTCAGAAATTCATTTTATGAAGGTGTAAAGAATAATAATAAAACAACTATAGATGGTAAGCCTGTAATCGAAGTGATTATATCAGCACCAACTAAGTTAGTTACAACAGAAGAAGGTGAATCAACTCTTAAAACAGGTGATGGTATAGTACCAGATTTTAAAGAAGACGATAAAGACATAGAACAACTAACAGAAACCTTTGAAGAAAAAAGAAGGAAAATTAAAAAGAAGAAAAGAAAAAGAGGGTTGATGAATATGAAAGTTAGACCTGAAACGGATACTGATAGAAAAATGAAAATAAATCTTGATAAGATAAAGTCTAAAATAGCTAAAGGTCAGTTAATTGTAGAAAACGATGCAGATGGTCAACCAATCAAAAAACAAGAATTTAAAGACTCATTCGTAAAAGAAATTGGTACATCAGATGATGGTATAGACGATGGAGTTTTAAATAATGAAAAATAATAACAAAAATTTAATATTGTGATATTTATATATGAATGACATTATACAAAAATTTCAAAAAAAATATAATTAGGAGTAAATTATGGGATTTCTAAATAACACTACTGTAACTGTAGACGCTATTCTAACCAAAAAAGGTCGTGAGTTATTAGCTCAAGGTACAGAAGCATTCAATATAACTAAATTCGCTTTATCGGATGATGAAGTTGATTACAATTTATTCGATGTCACCCACCCAAATGGAAGTGACTCTTTTGGAAAAGTAATTGAAAACATGCCTTTGTTAGAGGCAATACCTGATGAAAATCATGTGATGAGGTATAAACTAATTACTTTACCTAAAAATACAATTAAGATGCCAATAGTAAGTGTATCAATAGACTCTATAACATTCAATGCTTCTGAAGGAGTAAATCAACCAGCTAGATTGGTTACTGCTACAACAGCAAATGTGACTGATAGTAGTTACACATTTATATTACACGATCAAAGTGTAGCTAGTATGACTGTATCAGAAGGAGCTGGTGGTGGAGTTGGCGCTACAACGCCTTTCTTCTTAGGTGAAGATGACGCTCCTAATAGTAAAACAGTTGTTGCGACATCGGTAAATATTAATGTTGGTGCACCTGTTAATAATGTGAAAGCAACACAATTAACAATTATCGGTAATGACACAGGCGCTACTAAATCAATAACGATTACCAATAATGTAACAGTAGCATCTTTAATCAATAGATAAGGTAGGAGTAAACAATGGCAATTTATAAAGATTTTAATATACAACCTGAGAATAGTTTAGTTTCAAGTGATGTTGTTACTAATGTAAAAGATACTGTTTCTTCAGGAATGTGGGCTGATGGGGCTAGTAGTATCTCGGCTTACTTTACATCTTCCACACAATCAGGTTCATCAGGTATTTATTATTTAGATGTTTATTCAGCTAATCCACAATCAGACTCTACTGCTAAACCACAATTTTCTGTTGCTTATGGACATTTTAATGGAAGTGGTTCAGCTGGAAAAGTAGGAGTTGATGGTAATAGAGCATCAGCTGCTATATACAGACAATTAACAAATACTCTTTTAGGACCTAACGAAGAAAAATTTACATTTGCTGGTAGTGGAACCAATATAACTCCTAATTATGTATATGCTATTTCAATAGCTAGACAACAACTTCGTGAGAAGATGGATCCAGGTAATTGGGAACTTCATCTAACAGGTAGTGGTAACACTAAATTAAAACTGATAGACGATAGTGGAGCTACAACCAATCCTACTGTAAATCAAGGTGGTAGGGTGTTCAACATTGTTAGTGGTTCTATTGCTAGTGGTACTGCTGTAACTAAAACAACAGCTGCGGCTCAGCCAGGTGGTGGTTTTGGATTATTTTATCCAGATTTAGGTATTTTAGTACTAAATGGACCTGTTTTAAATGCTTCTGCTTCTTTATCAACGACAACAACATCAAATCTTGAAGGTGGAAATGTTGGTAAATTTTATCAGGCAATAAGAGGTGAAGATAAATTTCAAGCTCGTAGAGAAGAAGTGATAACTTCACAACACTACTTTTGTAGAGTTCCTAATAAGGAGTTTAACTTTAGTGCTAATCCAACCTTTACTTCTGGTTCAAATGGAGATTTTACGGTTTCTACATTTTTTAAGAATCCTAAAACTTTTATTACGCAGGTAGGATTGTACAATGATAATAATGAACTACTGGCTATTGCTAAGTTAAGTAAACCATTAGAGAAATCGTATTCGAAAGAAGCTATTATCAAAGTTAAGCTAGATTTCTAAGCTTGGGAGATATAGGTCATGTTTAAAAGACTCGACCCAAGAGACATCAATATAACACCTTTTAAGGTTTACAAAGAGTTTACTGTAACCAATACAGATAGTGGTAGTGGAGTCTATGGTTTTAGAGCAATCAGTTCAAGTCTACATAACTTCGATACAGATACATCATCAAAAACTACTTTTGATTCAGCTAGCTTTTATCATATACCGACTTGGTTTATGATTAATCATATGTATTACAGAGATACTGAAAATAACTTTAATAACTTTGGTCAGAATAATGGTAAACAATATAGGTTATTACAACCATCAGCTTCCATAATTTCAGTATCTAAAGATTTATATGGTGAGAGGATAAAGCCAGGTTCAATAACTCTAACTGATGACAGTGGTGCATCAACCCTAACAATAAAAGACGATAGAAATGGTAATCTATATGATAATGCATTTTCATCAAGTTTTGCTACATTTGCTTCAGGTGGATTTGCTGATTCGGATATTGTAAAATCAACAGGAAGTTTTGTTGGAAATGTTTTTTATGAACAAGGTGTTTTAGTATTTACAAATACAGGTTCAAGATTTGTAGATATAGGAACTAAAACAGGCACAGATGGGTATAGTTTAAAATATAAAGCTCAAATAACAATAAGAGAACACTCTTACACTTGTGTAATCGGAGAAGGTGAATACAATGGAACTATGAATATATCAGCTACTAAAGAAAGAAGTGGCAGCATCTCCGTATCAGGTTCTGAAAGTCATAAACTCTTTCCTCCTGGTCACGCTACATTTCAATCAGGTTCTTACAGACATAGTTACGAAGCAACAAACACCTATAATAATTTTGTAACACATTCTGAATTTCAACCATATATCACTAAAGTTGGTTTATATAATGATTTTAACGAACTTATTGCTGTAGGACAACTTTCTAATCCTGTAAAAAATGAAAAAGAATTATCTTTAGCTATAAACGTAAGGTTTGATGTATAATGGGTAAGTTTAAGAAAATGATGGAAGTGACATCCAACGTAGGTGGATACAGTGCTGATGAAGGAGAACCAGACACAGGTTTTATCAGAGGTGATAAAGAAAGAGTATTGGGTGGATTAGCTGGAAAACCTGAACCTTGGTTTGATAGAGGTGGTTACAAGCAGGTTGAATTTCCTAAAGCTGACTACATATATGGTAAAGGTGAAGAAGAGGATTATGCTGTAATAAAGACTGCTTATGTATCTCAGATAAACAAAGACTTCGAAGCACATTTTGATAGTTGGGAAAATTGGATAGCTGATGAAGACTTCCAACCACAAAATACTGAAAAACTAAACGACTCAAAATATAGGAAGGTTATGAATAACTTATTATTAGAAAGGATAGACTACTTAGATTTAGCAACAACTTTGGTAAAACAATATGGACTAAAATCTAAGGTAAAGTTTGGTAGTGGAAAAGATATGGGAGAGTATGTACCTGAAACCGATACTGTAACTCTAAGAAGGTCTTACCCAAATGTAAAAGAGTTTCTGATGACTATACTACACGAAATAGGACATGCACTTGATGCTAAAAGATTAGGAGTCAGAAAGTATATAAAGAAGTATACACAAGCTGGAACAATGGCTACATATCAAGGATTAGACCCGCATGATGATAATAAATGGGAAGAGAAGGCTGAAAGGTTTGCTAGAAAAGAATTATCAAAATGGTTGTAAATAAATTCGTATAATACTTTTTTTCTGTATATATATTACTATGTTAACATACAATTAGGTTTTAAAAAATTCTATTAGGTTTTTTAATAAGAAATCTTTGCCCTGTTTTTTAAAACTTTAATTAAATATTAACTAATAAGCAATAAGCAATTAACTAATAAGCTTAAGCTATTAAGCTATTAAATAAGTTTTAAATATATGAAATCAAGAAGTGCCAAGAATAAAGGTAAGAGACTTCAGAATAACGTAAGAGATCTTTTACTAGAAACATTCAATCAGTTAGAGCCCGATGATGTTCGTTCAGCTATAATGGGTGAACAAGGAGAAGATATCAAATTATCTCCAGCGGCTAGAAAACTAATCCCTTACTCATTCGAATGTAAAAATCAAGAAGCATTAAATATATGGTCATCCCTACAACAAGCTGAAGAAAATAGTGGTGATTACGATCCTGTCTTGATATTTAAAAGAAACAGAAGTAAAACTTATGCAGTTATCAACATAGAAAAATTTATAGAACTAATCAATGAAAATAATAAATCTTCTCAATAGAGTTATAGGAAATCACGGTAGACGACTCAAGAAATCAAATGAGTATATGTTTTGGTCACCATTCATCTCACATCACAAACCTAAACTCCAAATAAACACACAAACACAGAAATGGCATTGTTGGGTATCCAATCAAGGTGGTCACAATCTATTTCAGTTATTTAAGAAGTTAAAAGCTAGTAGAGAACAATTTGATGAACTATCAGACATAGTAGGAAAGCCCAAATCACTATCATCAAAATATGAGAAAAACAAGCAAAAAGATATAGTAAGATTGCCGAATGAATTTAAACCACTTTGGAAAGATGATGTTAGTATTATAAAAAAACATGCTATGGCTTATCTAAATAGTAGAGGCATTAAAATAATTGATATCATAAGATATGGTATGGGTTATTGTGAGGAAGGTTTATATGCTAATAGGATAATCGTACCATCTTACAGTTCAGATGGAGATTTAAATTACTTTGTTGGTAGAGATATCTATGGTGGCGGCTTTAAATATAAGAATCCACCTGTATCTAAGGATGTTATAGGATTTGATTTATTTATTAATTGGAATGAACCGATTGTATTATGTGAGGGAGTATTTGATGCTATAGCAATCAGAAGAAACGCTATCCCTCTTTTTGGTAAAACCATACCAAAATCATTAATGAAAAAAATATACGAAAAACAAGTTAAACAGATATATATATTATTAGATAGTGATGCTATTTTAGATTCGATAAAAATGACAGATAATCTAATGAAGAATGGTATCAATGTTTATTACGTTAATCTTTCAGAGGAAGATCCTTCTGATATGGGATTTAAAAAAGTTATTAATCTTATAAAAGAAACCGAACAAACTTCTTTCTCTGATTTGATGAGGATGAAACTACATGGCAAAACAAAAAAATATATGGAAATTTAATGATGAGGAATGGAAAATCCACATTACTGATGTCGAGCTTTTTGAACAGACAAAGAAAAAATTTGATTTGGGAAATTCTGTCACTATTTATTATGAAAGTGGCAGTTTATCCGAAGAAACATCTTGGGATATAATAGTACCAAATAGCAAAATTAATAAAGTCAAAAAATTCATAAAGGATAATACTTGATTAAAGAAAATGTTGTAAAAGTACCTTTTCGTAAATTAAAGCACATTCATCATATATCTGATATCCAAATCAGAAATTTAAAGCGACATAAAGAATATGAAGAAGTCTTTGAGCGTACATACGAAGAAGTAAAAAAACATAAAGATAATGCCGTAGTCTATATCGGTGGTGATATAGCTCATTCAAAAACCGAAATGTCGCCTGAATTAGTCGATCAGCTTTCTCGTTTATTTAAGAATCTTTCTGATATCTGTCCTACGATATTAATCGCAGGTAATCACGATTGTAACTTAAATAACATATCGAGAATGGATGTTCTTACTCCTATAGTAAACAACTTACAGCACCCCAATTTACATTATTTAAAGAATAGTGGTGTGTATAAGTGCGCCGATGTAAAGTTTGTCGTATGGGATGTGTGGGAAAAAGAAGACGATTATATTGAGGCTAAAGATGTTGAAGGTGATACTAAAGTAGTTCTGTTTCATGGAACAGTTGATAAGTCAGAAACGGACTTGGGATTCAAACTGCCATCTGATGTAAATATATCCAAGTTCAAAGGTTACGATATGGGATTGCTAGGTGACATCCACAAAAGACAGCATCTCAATAAAGAGGAAACCATTTCTTATTGCGGTTCATTGGTTCAACAGAATCATGGAGAGGGATTAAGTCATGGTTATTTATTGTGGGATGTTCCTAAGAGAACTTCTGAGTACATAGAAGTACCGAATGACTACGGCTATTATACGATAAACATAGATGATGGTAAGGTACCTGATTGTCCTGATATACCACAAAAGGCTAGATTAAGAGTTAGAGTAGCTAACACCACACCATCACAACTAAAGAAAGCTATGAGTCTTATTCATAGTAAATATGGAATCAAAGAAGTATCTGTTACAAAGACAGACTCTATATACTCTACAGATAAGGTTAGAGGACAACACATAGCAGTTGGTAACATAAGAGATGCTGATTATCAGTTCAACCTAATAGATGAATACCTAAAAACAAATCACTTCGTAGATGATGCTACTCTGATTGATATCAAAAAGATAAACGAAGAGTTAAATGGTAGATTACCTGAAGATGATGTGAATAGAGGTGTGAACTGGCAAGTCAAGAAGTTAGAGTTTGATAATATGTTTTCTTATGGGGAGGGTAACATAGTTGACTTTACTAAACTAAATGGTATTGTTGGTTTGTTTGCTCCAAATGCTCAAGGTAAATCTTCTTTATTAGATACTCTTTCTTTCTGTCTATTCGATAGGTCTTCAAGAGCTTACAAAGCAATCAATGTTCTTAACAATAAAAAGGATTGGTTTAGTTGTAAAGCTACATTAGAGGTTGAGGGTGTAGAATACTTTATAGAAAGAAATGCTAAAAAACAATCAAATGGTCATGTTAAGGTCAATGTAGATTTCTATACTTATGATGATGCTAATGAAAAAGTATCTTTAAATGGTGACCAACGAAGAACTACAGATGTAAATATCCGTAAGTTAATAGGAACTTATGATGACTTTATAATGACAGCACTTTCTCTACAAACAAACTCAACTGTATTTATTGATAAGACACAAAAAGAAAGAAAAGACTTACTTGCACAATTTATGGGTATTGGTGTATTTGACCAACTTTATAATTTAGCTAGTGATGAGATACACGATGTCCAATCTCTACTAAAATCTTTTAGAGATAATAACTACGATACAGATTTAGCTCAGATAAAAGAAAGTCTAACTGATTTTAGAAAAGAGTCAAGAGAGTTAACTGCAACTAAAAAAGAAATGGTTGCTGATAAAAAGAAGTCTGATAGAAAGATTATAAGTCTTACTAAGAAACTCAAAAAGGTTGATGATACTGTTGGTAGCTTAGATGAATTAGAAGAAAGAAAATCTTCTCTTAATAATAGTCTAGCTTCTACAGATGAAAAGTTTGGTAAACTTAAAACACTTTCTGAACAACACAAGGTTGAAGAAACTGAACTAACTGAAAAGATAAATATCTTTAAAGAAAATGAAGTAGATAAAAAGTTTGCTCAGTTTGAACAATATAGTTTAGAAAAATCAAATCATCAGATAGAGATAGACAAACTAAAGATTGAAGTTCAACATAAGTTAGAAAAGATTGAAAAGCTAGGTAACTTAGAACACGATCCTAATTGTGATTATTGTATGAGTAATCCTTTTACATTGGATGCTATAGAGACAAGAGAAAAACTGAATGAAGATAAAACTTTAGCAGATACTTTTCTAAAGAAGTCATCTGAATTAGAAACTATTATAAATGGTTTATCTCACATTACAGCACATAAAGAACAGATGGATTCTTGTATAAGTGATTTTAATTTATTGACTTCCAATATTAGTAAAGTAGATAGTGAACAGAAACTAACTACAGAAAAGAAAAAGAATCTTATAAGTCAATTAGCTATTATTGAAGATAAGATTAATCTTTATCATGAACAAGAAAAGGATATTTTGTTTAACAAAGACTTACACAACTCTATTGATGCTGAACAAAATGATTCTGATAGATTAGAGAATGATATAGAAGAGTTAGATAAAAAGTTACAATCTGTAAATGGTGAAATAAAAGTATTAGAAACTAATCGTAGAAACATAATGTCTAATATCAAAAAGGTAGAGGAATTAGAAGGTAAGTATGCTGCTTATCAATATTATATGGATGCTATCAAGAGAGATGGTATACCTTACGAACTAATATCTAAAGCTCTACCGACTATCGAAGGTGCCGTAAATGATATACTTGCACAAATTGTAGACTTTTCTATGATATTAGAAATGGATGGTAAGAATATAAATTGTTACATAGTGTATGATGATGATAATGTATGGCCTCTTGAATTAAGTAGCGGCATGGAACGATTTATCTCCTCTCTAGCTATGCGTGTGGGATTGATAAATGTTTCTAACTTACCAGCTGCTAACTTCTTAGCAATCGATGAAGGTTGGGGAACTATGGATTCAGACAATTTAAACTCAGTTTATAATCTGTTTCAGTATTTAAAAACTCAGTTTCAATTTACAATGATTGTTTCTCATATAGATTCTATGAGAGATGCTGTGGATACTTTATTAGAAATTAAGAAAGAAGATAAGTTTTCTAACGTATCTTTTGACTAGACAATAAGTTCTTAGGTTTTTCTCCCCCTCGTTTAAGTCTTAGTATATGCTGATTAAGTACAGCACTCATAGTAGTGCTTTCTTCTTTAGCATATACTCTAAACCAATCCATTAGGTTTTCTTCTATAGTAAAAGAATATTTCTTTTTCATACCGATAATCTCCATATTTTGTACATATAATAAATATTAAAATAATTAAGTTATGATATTTATTAATGATATCAAAATATAGGAAAATCATTAATGGCCATCGTAAAAAGATTCAATAGATTACTTGGACTTGAAAAAATAGATGTATTGGTAGATGAGAAGGATAAATCCAGACACATCATAATATCCGATATGCCAGAAAGTCTGCCTCAAGGTAAGAGTTCCTTTCTTATAGAGGTTTCTCCTTACATGAGAAAAGGAATCGAGCTTCAAATAGACTTTATCGACTCAAAAGGTAATAGTATCTATGTTGAACCCGTATCTAATTATTTAGAGGGAACATCAAGAACTGTATCTGTAGAGGTTTACAACACAGTAGCACCAGGTGTTGCTACTATGATAATAGTCGGTGAGTTAGAAAGTATACCTTTAGATGCTGGTAATTTTAGTGATACTCAAGAAGTACCAGATGACTTTAAAGGAGTTTATAATGTAAGACTTACCAAAGAAGTTATAATAAATACAGCAGAGATAAATGTACAACCTATAAAATTCTATTCATCTCCAAGATTAACTGCAACAGAAAAACGCTTTGGTTCTATGGAGAGAGAAGTTGTTAGTGGAGAAACAACATCTTCAGCATTCTCTATTATTGGTAGACCAACTCAACAAGAAGAGTTTTCTATATTTGAATCGAGAGAATCGGAAATAGACTCTCTTGGAGCTGGTGTTACGGATATAGACGGAGTTCCAAGACCACCTGACGGCGATATAAAAGGTGATGAGGCTGATAAGGAAAGACAAAAAAGACATATAAAGAAAAAAAGTATTCGTGCTAGTAGTAGATTTAAAAGGTCAAAAAGGATTAGAAGAAGAAGGTCACCTGAAGAATATCCATACGTATTTACTATAAACGATAGTAATCACGAATTTACTACTGAGGAGATAGGTGGTGAAATAAAGTTTTCTAATATTAAAAATGTCTACGATACAAATCAGCTTGATGAAGCAGGATTGGATAGTTCTGTATCTTTTAATGTGGTTTCGGATACAAATGATGAAAACTTTCCAACACATTACACAGCATCTATTGCTAAATTAGAAAACAATAAAAGTGCTTATGTGAACACACCATTTACAAAACAAGATAAAAATGGTAACTATAGATTACTGCCGATGGAAGCTACTGGTAAAGTTCATTACACCAAAGAACCATCAGCATCATATAGCATCACAAACATAGTTTCTTACGCAGATGTCACTCTAAGTCATCTTAGAACCTTTTCTGGTGAACTATTTAAAGCTAAAGTTTATGTAAAAGCTGAGGGTTCTTTTGATGATTACAAATTATTAGCTGAAGTTCCAATAGAATCGCCTGAACTGATGATAAATAACAACTCAGTTGGTATCGGTGAAAGAACAGGATACTTCGTATCAGACACAGATTTAAATACATATTGGGAAAAGTTTGGTGGGACAAATGGATTGAGTACTGCTACAGCTACATCGACTGCTTCTTTTGATAATAGTGGTTCGTTAGACTCTGCTATGGTTTCAGGTAGCATATCGTCTTTTACAGACCAAATAAGATTTCAACAAAAGGATGCATATAAATTCAATCTCACAAAAGGTATTGATTATGACTTATCGTTTAATGCTGTAGGTGAAAAGGGAACTGATGGTAGAGCATTGTTGATGGTTTATGTTTCTGGTTCTTCTTTAAATCAATCAAATGAATTACACCACGATGAAAAGGAAGGTTTAGACATAACCGAACCATCTCAGTATGGTAAACGAATGGGTGTGTTGGAAATTGAAGCAGGTGATAATGTAAAGAAAGAATTTGGTTTAATACGACATAACTTTAATTCCAACTCAACAGGTGATGCAAAAGTTCAGTTTAGAATTATATCAGGTAAATGGAACTTGTCAGATATATCTGTAGTACCATCAACCGATACAGGCTTCTCACCATCCTTTGTAAACTTTAAACAAGAACTACCACCTGAGTTGATTCATAAAAGACCAGAAACTTTAGAGTTCTTGACAGAGTTTTATGATATAAATAATAATTTAGCAGATGAGATAGCTGTAACAACAGGTTCTGTTTTTACAGGTGCTAATATTGTTATTACAGGTGACGACAATGTGTTATCACATAACTTATTCATCGGTGGTGATACTACAGGTAGTGGTATTCATATGGGTGGAACAAGTTCAACATTACCTGATGATAACTATTCAGAAGGTGCTACTGGTTCAGGCTTTATTCGTTCATTAGGTTACTTAGGATTTGAAAGTGCTTCTAATGCAGCGTTAGGTGGTAAAAAAGGATTCATGATTTACAGTGGTTCTGTATTGCCAAATAGTGGAGAGGATTATAAAGGTGTTGGTTTAGAATTAGTTGGAGCTAGCGGTTCATTAAAATTTAGAACAAGTCCGTCAGTATTCGATGTACAAGCAGATTCATTCTTTGTGGGAAAAACTACATCACAATTTATAAGTGGTTCAGGAGAAAAGATAGAAATAAGTTCTTCTAACTTTCATTTAGATAATGCTGGTAATGTGGATATGACAGGAACAATTACTGCTCAAGCTGGTAATATAGGTGGTTTTAATATTGAAGATAGTAAACTAACTGCTGGAATTGGTAATAGTGCTGTTACTATGAGTGGTGCTGACCAATTATTTAGATTTGGTAGTGGTTCACAATTTGATACGACTGCTGTAGATGGTATTCTATTTGGTAAAGATACGGATGGTAAGTACAAGTTTGCTGTTGGTAAAGGAGACTCTTACATTGTATTTGATGGTACTGCCGTTAACATAAGGTCAGAAGACATAAACGTTACTGCTTCTGTATTTTCAATCGATGTTGATGTGTTTAAGTTAAGCTCTAATAATTTATTCATAAGTTCTAGTGATGGTGGTTTTATATCTGCTGGTAATCCTAGACCATCTGGTATAACAGGAACAAGTAAAGGTATCTTTATAAATGGTAGAGATCCTTCTGATACTAAACCAAAGTTTTTAGTTGGTGCAGCTGATGGTAATAGAATATCATTTGATGGTGATAATATATTTATGTCTTCATCTGGTTTCTTTTTAGGTTCTTCTGCACAATTTGTAAGTGGTAGTGATGGAAACATAGAGATAAGTTCTTCTAACTTTCATTTAGATAATAGTGGTAATGTTATTATGAGTGGTAAAGTTACTGCTAACGAAGGTTCTATTGGTGGTTTTAATATTACTAATGATGCTCTATCTTCTGCTAACTTTTTAATTAGTGGTTCTTCTACAGGAAATAATTTTTTCATATCATCATCTAATTTCAATGTAAAGGCTAGTGGTGATGTAACTGCGTCAGCTTTAGACTTAACTGGTGGTTCTGTTGGTGGTTTAACTGTTACGGAAGGTCAAATTGCTGTTGGTTCAGTTCTTAAACTAAAAGATAGTGGTCAGATAACAGGTTCATCTGTATTATTTACAGGTGGAAAGATTGGTGGATTTACAATAGATGCTGATGAGATAAAGTCTACAAATGTTCTTATAGATTCAGCTAACGAAAAGATTACATTAGGTTCTGCTAATGCTATAAAACTACAAGGTGGTGGAACAGATAACTTTATAGCTATGGGTAGTAAATCTACTTTCTCCAATGAGGGAACAGGAACTGCTGGTATCATTATTGGTATGGATGGGACAAATCCACAAGCAGAGTTCGTAAAGAATAGTACTAACTACTTTATATTTGATGATGGTATTGATATACAAACAGATACATTGGTTGCTAGTGGTAGCTCAATTACATTAGAAACACCTAAA